GAAGTGCCCGAGGGGGCCGTCACGTTCATCGTGCAGCATAACGAGGTGGATCTGGTGACACTGACGCTGGATCACGTGCCCTTCGTCGCCGTGCCCTTCCCGCTGGACGCGCCGCACAAGGTGCTGAAGGACGACAAGCTCCGCGTGGTGATCGCGTCGGTGGACGCCGACATCGCGGACGTGGTGGTGCAGGTGCGATGCCGCTGAAGCGATTCCGCGAGGTCGGGACGGTGGCCGAGCGGACGCCGATGGGCCTGTGGGGTGGGCGCTACGGGGAACTCGACGCCATCTACCTCTCGACGAGCGCGCGATTCGGGGGCACCTCGCGCGTGTTCCGGCACGGGAAGCGTGACCCCGACACGGTCTGGAAGAGCGAGGAGGTGCCCGAGAACGCCGAGACGATCAACAAGATCGTGGACGACGGCGAGACGCTCTACGCCTTTTTCGAGACGGGCGGCGAGACGCCGGTCATCTCGCGCGCGATCGCGGGCGGCGCGAGCGGGTGGGCCTTCGACGGGCCCTCCACCGTGGACTTCGTCGGCGGGCGGGGCCTCGCCGCGCATTCAGGCGGCTTGCTGGTCGGCGGCTCCTGGTACTGGAACGACGGCGAGAACCCCGACCACCGGAAGGGGGAACTGTTCCACGGGGATGGCTCCCGGCGCATCATTGCCCCGGGCATCTGCTGGGAAGTGCTCGTCACCGAGGACGGCGTGATCTGGGAGTTCTGGCACGGCGTCGCGGGCTCCGAGACGGTGGCCCAGGTGTTCGTGGACGGCGTCGAGATTGAATCGCCCACGCACAGTACCTCCGGGGGCGAGGTCTTTCTCGGTGCCGTGTATGCCTGCGGCTCGCACGAAGAGGAGGTCGGCGCGCCCGATCCCAACGTGTATCGCTGGACCGGCTCCGCGTGGGAAGTCGTCCACACCACCACGGGGATTCCCGAGCACCTCGTCTGGGTGCCGCGCGAGACGGGCGACGTGCTCTACTGCGTCGCCGCGCATCCGGTGGAAGTGTGGGAAAGCGCCGACGGGTCGGAGTGGGTGCGGCACGACGAGATTCCAGAACTCGACACCGGGGAGGATCACAACCACACGACGGCCCTGGGCTACCACGACAAGCGCGTCTGGTTCGCCGCCCGGGACGAGGCGGGCACCGACATGCGCCTCTGGGTGGACGCGGGCGGCGGCGACCTCCTGCTCCAGGTGATCTGATGCCGAGCGCGATCCAGCCCCGCATGATCGAGACCCCCGGGGCGGGCCTGATCCGTCACGTCGATCCGCGCCACGTGCCCGAGCGGAGTTGGGCGGCAGGCCGGAACATCCGCTTTCCCACGGGCGGCTCCACGGTGCGGAAGACGGACGGCTACCAGCGGGTGGACAACACGCTCCCCGCCGAGCCGATCCGGGGCCTCTGGTGGTACGTCGATCCCGATGGCGTGATGCCGCAGACGCTCGTTCGCATCGGCACGACGGTCGCGATCCAGGGTCTCGGCAGCGCCAGCACCGCGTTCGCCGCGTTCACCGATCGCTCGCAGGACGATGTCGTCACGATCGACCAGTACATGGGGCGGCTCATCTGGGCCGACGGGAAGCAAGTCCTCCACTGGACCGGCACCGGGCTCGCGACCGTGCTGGGCGGCGGCGCGCCGACGGCGAAGCTCGTTGAGATTCACACGGACCACGTCCTCCTGGGCCACATCACGGCCCCCGAGAAGGCCCCGTGGCGGGTCCAGTACTCCACCCGGGGACTGATCAACGACGAGACGGGCGAGGTGGACTTCACGGGGGACACCGGGGGCGACCTCGACTTCCTCGACGACTCGACGGGCCTCACGGCGCTGAAGACGCTGGGCGAGCACGTGGTCGTCCACAAGCCCAACCGTCTATACCGAATGATGTATGTCGGTCCCCCCGAGCCGTACATCTACGAGTCGATTCCCGCCGACGAGGGCTCGATCTCCGCGCGCGGCCCGATCTCGGTCGGGAGCTATCAGTACTATCCCGGCCACACCAACATGTTCCGCCTGGGCAGCTTCGCGGAGCCGATCGGGGACGCGATCTGGCCCGAGATCGCGGCGGCGATCGACTGGCCCCAGGCGCACCTGACCTACGCCTATCGAAGGGATCAGTTCGACGAGATTTGCTGGAAGTTCCCCACGCGGGGCGTCGAGCAACCCTCCCTGACGGCGGTCTACAACCACCGCGACCAGACGTGGTCGGTGACGGACCACGACCCCGGGACGGCCTTCACCCAGGTGCCGAGCAACGCCCTCCCGGGCACGGCGTTCGACGACGCGCACGCGCCCGTCAGCCCGCCGTCCGTGCGGGACGTGTTCGGGCAGATCGACGGGAAAATCCTCGTCTACACGGGCCGCAACGCCGACGGCGCGCCGATCCACGCCTGGGTGGAGTCGCGGCACTTCACGGACCAACTCGCGCCCGCGAAGATTCTCGCGGTGCCGGTGATGGCGACGGGCAACGGCACGCTCATCGTCCAACTCCGGGCCGCGATGGAGGCCAGGACGCCCCTGCCCCCCTGGCCCGCGTCGCCCCACGCCTCCGCCTTCTACCCCTTGCCCGCGTCCCAGACGCGCCCCTGGGTGGACGTGCGGGCCTACGGGCGGCTCTGGCAGGTGCGCCTGGAGTCGAACCGGGCCGACGACGACTGGGCGGTCGCGGCCTACGGCACCGCCGTGATCCCGGGGGGCTATGCTCGCTGAGATGCCAGTGGACACGCGGTTGACGGTGCTGCCGTCGGGGGTTCGCATCGTGCGCCTGGGCGTCGGGGACGACGAGTGGGTGCGCGAGTACGAGAAGATTCTTACCATCGCGGCCCAGGATTTTCTGACGCGGGCCCAGCAGGCGGGCACGCCCGAGGGCGTCATCGAGGAGCTACGGGACGCGCTCGCGCAGGCGCACCGCGCCGTGTGGTTCGTCCTCCAGGCCGACTATCGGTTTCTCGGCTTCGCGCTCGCGGAGATCGTGTGGGAGTTTGGCGCGCCGCCGCGCGTGTTCGTGCAGGCCGCGTACCTCTATCCTCGTCGGACGCCGCGTTCGGTGTTGGCCCACCTCGCCCAGGCCATTCGCGCCTGGGGGGCCACACTGGGCGCGGTGTCCCTCGACTTTCAGACCCGACGCCCGTCAGCGGGCGCGTGGCGGCGCGTGGGCGCGCTGCCGGTCGCGACGCTCTACCGGGTGCCGATCGGAGACGACTGATGGCCGGTAAAGGCGCAGGCAGCACGGTCGGACAACTCGGTGGGGCCGCGATCGGCGCGTACACGGGCGTCCCCGGGGGGGCCGAGATGGGCGCGACGGCGGGCAGCGCGCTGGGCGGCGCGCTCGATCCCACCAGCCAAGACCCCCGCCAGACGAAGCAGAAGCTGGGGTCGTATGACCCCTACGCCTCCTTCCCGGCGATAGGCCAGATCGAGAACGCGGTGCTGGCGAACATGGGGCGCGGCGGCGGCGGCGGGGGCAACCCCTACGTCGGGCCCCGACCGGAGCAGGAGCGCATGCTCGCGGCCCTGGAGGGCTACCAGGGGCAGGCGTCGCCCCTGTTCGGGGAGAGCGTCCAGCAGCAGCGCGACGTGGTGGGCGGGAAGTATCTCGACCCGATGAACTCGCCCGCGTTCCAGCGCATGGCGGACGCGCGCCAGTCGCTCGCGCGCCAGATGTTCGGGGACGCCCGCACGGGCGTGAATGCCACGTCGCGGGCGTTCAACAGTTCCGCGCGACAGGCGCAACTGAATCGCGAGGCGGGCCGCGTCAGTACGCAGGCCGCGCAGGACATCGCGCAGGCGGGCTGGGGCCAGTACGGCGCAGAGCGCGGCTATCAGGAGCAGGCGTCGCGGGGCGGCACCGCGCTCGCTCCCGGGCTCGCGGCGTCGGTCTTTGAGGGCGGCGAGAAGCTCCGGTCGGCGGAGCAGGCGGGCAACACGGAAGCGATCGAGTCGGCGCTTCGCGCGCGCGGGTACGACGATGCGAGCATCCGCACCGCGCTCCAGTACATGAGCCTGCGGGGCACGAAGCCCGTCAGTCCGATCGTGGGACAGAGCCCCAACGAGGCGATGCAGGGCTACATCAAGCAAGCGGCCCCGATCGTCCAGGGTCTGGGGAACACCCTCGCGGACTGGTGGAAGCGGCCCGACTCCCAGCCCCCCGCTGGACTGGGTGACCAAGTCGCGGCGATGAAGTAGCCATGGCCCCTTACGATCCCAACGAGCACCCGTTCTACACGATCGCGCAGAACGTGTTCGGCGGGCGCACGCGCGACGAGGCGCTCCAGCAACATCAGGCCGACCTCGCGCTGGAGCGGCAGCGGCAACTGCTCCGCATGAAGCAGGACGAGGCCGACCGCGTCGCGGACGAGGAGGCCCGAAATCTCGGCACCGCGATGGGCGCGATGGCTCCGTCCACGACGGTCAGGAATCCCAATCAGCTAGGGCCCGTGCTGCAAGAACCCTCGCTGAACATCACCGGGGTCACGTCGCCTCTGCCGCCGCCCTCGCTCGCGGACACGGTCTTCCCGGGCCCGGGTCGCGCGACGTGGGGCAACGAGGCGCTGTATCCGCAGGGTGCCCCGTCGGAGATTCGGGCGGGCGAGATCAAGCCGCCCATCGGCGGTGTCCATCAGGAGCAGAACTGGCGCGATGTCTATCCCGAAGTGCCGACGCCGCCCGTGCGACCGGAGCCCCCGGAGACGCTGGGCGGCGCGACTGTCGCGGAGCCCGAGGTGCCCCAGCCGCCCCTCCCGTACACGCCAGCGCCCTACCGCGCAGGCGGCACGCGCGAAGAGGTGCCGGGAATGTCCCTCGACCAGTTGCTCCGCGAGCAGCCCGCTGTCGGGCGCGCGTACCTGGGCAACCGGAAGGCCCTGGTCGAAGCCGAGACGGCGGACGTGGAGACGGTGGGCCGGAAGGCTGTGCGCGACTACGTGCGGGCGCGGAAGAGCGGGGTGTCCGAGCAGGACGCCCTCGACCAGTTCGGCGACGCGATGGAAGCCTCCGAGGTCGGACGAAAATTCCTGACGAGCATCGAGGCGAAGCAGACGAAAGACCTGGAGCAGGCGGAGAAACGCCGGAAGGCCGAGAAGGAGACGGAGGCCCAGCGGTACATCAAGGCGCGCGCCGATGAACTGCGGAAGTCGTCCGACCCGAAGGATCAGAAGCTAGCCGATCTCTACGAGGCCTTCGCCGCCGATCCGAAGCTCGCGGAGCGCCTGGAAGCGCACGAAAAGAATCTGGCGGACCAGGAGACGAACCGGCTGAGGGCCGAGGAACTGAAGAAGAAGGTCGTCGAGATCAACGGCGTCGGGTATCGCTTGGGCACCAACGAGGCTGGGGAGGAGGTGCTGAACGTCATCCCCGGCCAGAAGGTGAAGCCCGAGAAGTCGAAGTGGGAGGGCATCACGCTGACGGAAGCGGACGCGATGGTGGCGAACCCCGCCACGTCGCCCGAGGACAAGGCCATCGCCACGAAGATCATCGCAGCGGCCCACCAGCGGAAGATGGACGAGAATCTCGCGATGGTGCCGAAACCCACCTTCCAGTCCGAGAAGGCCCAGCAGGAGCGGCTGGTGTTTACGGAGGCCTTGAAGGAGTCCCGGGAGACGGTCGCGAAGAATCCTCATTGGGTGGGGGGCACGGGCTGGGCGTGGACGTGGGCGCAAGCCTACGACCTGCCCGACGCGGCGAAGGGCACGGCAGCGTGGCTCGTCCAGTTCCCGAAGGGATACGACACGTTCCGCGCCAACCTGGGGATGTTCACCGCCGAGAAGCTGAACGAACTCGCGGGCGCGGCCCTCACGAAGGGCGAGATTCAACGGTATGCGTCGTTCCTCCCCAGCGTCTACACCACGAAGGAGCGGTTCATGGCGTCGGTCGAAACGTCGCTCAAGATGATGGAGGCGGCGACGGCCTACCAGACGGCGCGCGAGCAGAACGCATCGGTGGCGGAGGCGCAGACGCGCGCGCGCGCCGCCATCCGGCGCGTGGTGGAGGAACACGTGCGGAAGTACGGAGAGCCCGACCAAGTCAACACCAAGCCGACCGTCGAAAGCACGATGAAAGACTTGGGGATTCCCTCGACGCGGCCCACGTCGCCGCCGCTGGTCCCATGACGCTTCAAGAGTTGATCCGCACGCAGAAGTTCCAGAGCCTAGACCCGACCGAGAAGCAGCGCGCGATCCGCGAGATCAAGGCCGGGGACTACGACATCTCCGCCGCGCCCAGCCCCGATCCGAGCGAGTTGGTGGACGCGCCCGAGCGCACAGGCTCGATCGCGAGTGATCTCCTCGCTCCCGCGCGCGAGTCGATGGGCAGTCACCCGACGTGGACGGAGCAGTACCTTCCCGAGAGCTTCGCCACGCGGGCCCTCAGTGGCGTGGAGCGCGGGCTTCGCCTGACCGGCGCGGGGGCCCTGTCCATCCTGGGTGCGCCCGGGAAGCTCGTCGAGCGGGCGTCGGAGCAGGCCCCGACCCTGGTGGGCGAGCCCGCGCGCTCGACCCCCATCTCCAAGACCAGCGCGGACGTGCCGGGGCTCCTGGCCGCTGGGGTGCCTTGGCTGGGGCGGCTGGGCAAGCTCGTCCTGGGGGACGTGCCCGTGAAGCCCGTCTCGGCGGCGGAGACGATGCGGCGGGAGGCCGCGCGCGTCGCCATTCCGCTCACGCGCGCCGAGTCCACCCTGAGCCCGACGAAGCGCCTCGTCGAGGGCGTGGTGGAGTCGGTGCCGTTCGGCGGCGGCGCGGTGCGCCGCTACAAGCAGCGCCAGCTAGAGGCCACGGAGCGGGCCGCGCGCGGCGTGGGCGAGCAGTTGGGCGAGACACGATCGCGGGCGGGCGCGGGCGAGCCGGTCGCGAAGGTATCGGAGCAGGAGGTGAATCGCGCGCGCGCGGCGGAGGAACTCCGACAGGCGATGCGGGCCCAGCAGGCGGGCGAGTTGGGCGAAGGCCCGATTCGACAGGCCGTCGGGGCGCTGGGGCCCGGGGAAGAAGCCGCGCCCTGGATGGCGGGCGTCAAGGAACACCTAAAAAAAGGCGAGGCGGCGGCGCGGAATCAGGCCAGCGAACTCTACAAGGACGTGGAGCGGCTCGCGGGCGACGCGCCCATCATCTCGCTTCGTAATGTGGCGGACGAGGCCAGCCAGATGGCGCGGCAGGAGGGCAAGCTGGGGGCCCTCGCGCGCAACCCGGAAGCGAGGGTCGCGGGCTCGCTCCAGAACCTCGCGCTGGAGTTCGTGGAGCAGTACGGGCTGAACCAAGTCCGCAACGTGGACTTTGAAACGGCGAACCTCCTCGACCAACGGCTCACGGGTCTGATCGACGCGGCGCGCGGCGACGCCAGCGCCCGCCAGCTTCGTATCCTGCGCGACGCGGTGCGAAAAGACATCGACGCCTTCGCGGCGGACTCGCCCGGGGACGTGGGGCGAAAACTCCGTGAGGCGCGCGAGTTCTACCGGACGCGCGTCGGGCCGTTCGACGAGGACTCCGCGATCCGCACGCTCCGCGACACCGACGCCGTCCACGACTACGATCGTATGCTGTTCGATCCCCACGCGGCGGAACGCACCCAGCAGATCAAGGCCGAGATTCTCCGCGTCGATCCGAATGGGTGGCAGCGCGTCGAGCGCCGGTTCGGGGAGCACTTGCTCAAGCAGGCGATCGATCCCACGACGGGCGTCCTGAGTCCACAGAAGTTCGCGCAGGCGCTCCACAAGTATCCGCCCGAGGCGCTGAACGCGATCCTGGGCGACCGGGCCGAGGGCTTCAACAAGCTCCGCGCGAAGTTCCAGGCGGCGGCGCGCGGCGGGGACGTGACCTTCGACAACCCGGTCCAGGCGGGCGCGGTGTTCAAGGAGTTCGCCGGGAAGAACCATGAATTGATCGTCGGGGCGCTCGCGGAACGGCCCCCCTCCGACCTCGCGGCGATCAAGGAGGCGATGAACCCGACGGACTGGGAGGCGCTCGCACGCTCCTGGTGGCAGGACGTGGTGCTGAACCCAGGGGAACGCAAGGGCAGTTTCGGCAACACCGACGTGTTCTCGCGCGAGCGGTTCCTGACCCAGTTGAAGAACACGGGCCCCGAGAGGCTCCGCCTCCTCCTGGGCGACGAGACGGCGGACTACGTGGAGACGCTCAAGCGCGTGCTGTCGGAGCAGGAGCGCATCCATCGCATCGGCGCGAATCCCTCCGGGTCGGGCACCCGCGTGATCGGGGCCAAGGCGCTCGTCCAGGCGGCGCAACTGGGCGGCGCGGTGCTCATCGGCAACGTGGCGGGCATCACGGCGGCGGGCGCGGCGGTGCTGACGCCCGCGATGCTCGCGCAGTTCCTGGTCCGCCCGAAGCACGCGAAGCTCCTGCTCGACGCGGTCCAGGCGGCACCCGGGACGCGCGCCGCGCAGACGGCGGTCCAGCGCCTCGCCATCCTCTCCGCCACGCTCAACCGGAGCAACCTAGAGCCGCCCACCCAGACCCCACCATGAAGGAGGTGCGACGCATGTGGCGTTGGTTTGTTTTGGCGCTCGCGCTCTGGGGTTGCGAGCAGAAGATCGGCACGACCAGCCCGAGCGACAGTCGGCCCTCGATCGTCAGCGCCTGTTCGGAAGGGTTGAACAGCGAGCCGGTTCGCGACAATCGGGACCGGGACCGGACGCCGATCATCGTCAACATCCCGCGCCCCGATCCCACGATCAACTGCACCCGGAGCAGTGGGAGTGCCACCGAATGATCCACCATGCCGTGCTGCAACAGGTCGCGACGCAGGCGCATGTCGGGGCGCACCTCGTCCTGCTGATCCTCGCGACGATCTTCTTCGCGTTCGCGGCGTTCGCGGGATTCTGGACGCCCGCCGCGCCCCCGTCCTACTACACGCGGCTCAACTGGATAGGGCTGGGCTTGTTCTTCTGGAGCCTGTCATGGTTCTTTTGAGAGGCGTCGTTCCCACCACCCCTCACAGACAGGAGCGCATCCTATGACGAGACCATTCCTCGCGATGGTGATCCCCGTCGGCAGCGACTATCCCGACCAGGGCCTGCCCGGGGCCCCGGTGTACCCGAGTCACGGACTCCCGGGCGGCGGACAGATCGACAACACGCTGCCCGCGCCCCCACCCGGGTATCCGACGCCGGGGCCGGTGCCGCCCGGGGGGCCGGTCGATCCTGGCTACGGACGCCCGGGCGGTGGGCCCCATCCGGGGCACGGGCTACCCGGGGTGCCGGGACTGCCATCGAATCCGATCGTGCTGCCTGATCCGCCGCACGTGAGCGGCCAGCCGGTGCCGCCGCCGCCGCCGACCATCTGGCCCCCGCTGCCGCCGAGCCTCCAGATTCCCGCGCTCATCCTCGTCTGGATCGTGGGCGTGGGCTATCGCTGGATTCATTCGGGCGGGCAACCGGACCAGGGCCTCCCGCCCGCCCCGGTCAAGCCCGACCAGGGCCTGCCGCCCACCGCGCAGCCGAGACGGTAGCGCGCTACTTCCCCGGGGGGCGACCGCGCCCCCCGGGTTTCCACGCCCCGACTGCTTTCCGTCGGCGGTCCCGCCTCAGACACCGCAGGCACGTGATGTAGCCCCGCATGCGCGGCATCCCGCACGGGCAGCGGTTCGCCGCCTTGTGCTGGGCCGCGCGCCGCTTCGCGTCCACCTTCGCGCAGTCTCGGCAGTAGTAGCTGACGCCGCCCGCGCGCCCCCGACTGGGGTAGAAGGCCGCGAGCGGTTTCAGCGTCTGGCAGCCGGGGCAGACCTGGGCCACTTACTTCCCGCCCTTCTTCTTGGACGATTCCGGCCAGCGCGACGCATACGCGGATTCGACGAGCGGCAGGAACTTCGACGACCACGTGGGCGCGTAGCTGGCGACGTTCATGCGGCGCAGGTTGTTGATCGTGGTCGCGTCCACGTCGGTGACCTTCTCGCGCCATCGCTCCGCCGCGACGCGCGCGAGCGCGATGACCGGCAGCATCCGTGCCGCCGACGGGTGGGGGTAGACGCGCGGGACGAGCAGGAGGAACGCCTGCGCCTTCTGCTGGGCGTCCTTGGAGGGGAGGAGCGTCTCCGAGTGTCCCAGGACCGCGTCGATGCCGTGGAACGCCGACGACGCCGCAGGCGAGAGGAGCGCGACGACGCCCCGCACCAAGTTGGGCGCGGAGTAGGACGAGGCCCCGGGGTTGTTCAGGTCGATCGGGTGCGGGTACGCGCCCGCGCCCATCACGCGGCGGAGGAGGCCGGTGACGTGCCCCGCCCACGCGCCGACGCGCTTGATCGAGGAGAGCGCGCGCGTCCGGTTCAGCACATAGAAGAGCTTTTTCTCGGTCGCGTAGTCGTCGGTGTGCGGATCGGGGACTTTGTAGATCGTGGCCTCCAGGCTGATCTTGCACTCGTCAGCGGCCCAGTATCGCTGCTGGCCGTCCACGATCCAGAGCGTCCCGTCGGGGCGCTCCGCAATGGCGATCGGATCGGGGATCGAGCCGCCTGCCTTGATCGTGTGAATCAGATCGTTCACCCACGCCGCGATGCGGATGCGCTGGTAGATCTCGCAGACGTTCAACTGCCGGAATCGCGCGGGTGGGATCGTGGCGCGGTACGACTTCAGCGCGTCGAGGACGACGGGCTTCCGGTGCTTGCGGGCCAGATGGCCCAGACGGACGGCGTCGCTCTCCGCGAGTTTCCGACGGCGGACGGCGTTGCCTACGGCGGTCCCTGACATCGGTGCCTCCCCTACGGTCAACGGTTGCGGCCAATGGCCCAGATGCACGCCGCCGCGCACAGGCCGGTGAACAGCCACTCGACGGTGCTCCAGACGACCTCGTCCATCATCAGCCGCCCCACCGGATGGGCAGGAGGAAGATGAAGACGAGCGAGTAGGGCAGCGGCACGATCCAGATCGCGAGCGCCACCAGCCCCACCCACCCGACGTACAGCAGTCCACCAAGCAGGGTGTCGAGCCAATCGGACAGATCGGGAAGGTGCGCCTCGCTCCAGCGCCAGAGCGCGGCGAGGACGCCCGCGAGGCTCTCCATCACAGGTGCCTCCAGCGGGGGGCCCGGAGGCCCCCCGCGATCAGGATGGTTTAGGCCACGTACCCCCGGATGGCGACGAGCGCCTCCGCGTCGGTGATCTCGCCGCGAGCCTGGAGGGCCAGGAGGTGCCGGATCAGCGCGAGCGTCTCGGAGGCCGGGACGGGGGCGCTGGGGCCCTGCCACGCGGCGCAGGGGCCGACGTGGGTGGAGTGGGTGGGATCGATGACGCACGGGAGAATCGGGTTGAGGTCGGAGCCGCCCGCGATCGCCACGGGCTCCTCGACTGGGGCCGCGACCGGCTCTGGCTGCGCGATGCCGAGGAGTGCCGCGCAGTCGGGGCCGAAGCCCGAGGCGATCGAGGCCGGGACCGTGAGGGTCCGCCCGCAACGCGCGCACGCGCCCTCATGCCAGATCGAGAAGCCGATCGGGATCATGCCGCCCCGGAGTGCGTTCCAGACCATCGCGAACGTCCGCACGCTGGGCGCGTCCTGGCTCACGCGGCTCTTGCGGAAGCCGTGGACGTACTCTCCGCCGTCGCGGATGAAGCCGAGGTAGTTGAAGCTCCGCTCGTTGTCCGCGAGCGCGACGAACCGCATGGGGCTGGCGAAGTCCGTCACGCGCCCGCCCTTGGGCGTGTCCATCTTGGGCGCGCTCACCTTGAAGGTGAACCGCTGGCCCGCGTCGGACGCGATCGTGATCCGCGCGTCGCCCGCGAGGAGGTACTGGAGGGCGGTGGAGGAGGAGGTAAGTTGGCCGCGAAAGTCGGTGGTCATCGGGATCTCCTTCGTGTGGGTTTTGGGTGCGTTGCTGTTCACGGAGAGGATGGTATCAGTGACATCACTGGCTGTCAAGCGGGAAAAATCCGCTCGTAAAGCCCCCCACCTTTCGGAGCGGATCAGGGGTTGTCCACCGGGCGTGGATGAGCCGTGGACAACCCCTACGTGTCAGCGATCGGACACTGGGAGGTTTGGGTACTCGCGGGAGACCGACATTTAAGCCCACCCCTGAAATGTCGGCCTCGCAGGACTTGACCCCATGCCGCCGTATCGGGGCGGGGGTCCGACGGTCTCTGGCGGGCTCCTAGGCCCGCTGGCGGGCCTTCTGGAGCCGCGCCAGGAGGCAGGTCAGGCTCCGGGGGGCGTCTCGTCGGTGCCCGCTAACCCGCACCCGTCGCGGCCATGTCGGGTGGCTGACGGCCCATTCCCCGGCAGAGTTGTAGTTCACGGCGCACCCGAGGCGGCGGGCCTCCGCCAGCACCGTGCGGAGGTTCTGCCCGGTGAGGAGCGTCATCGGGGGCCACGCATCCAGCAATCGAAGTCGGCCAACGCCTGCGCCTCGTAGCGATCCGCGCAGACGGCGCTGAAGGTGTCGTGGTGGAGCATGACCTCGCCGCTCGTCATGGCGAGGGTGGTGTAGCCCTCGCGGTCGCTCTGCCACGCGCCGTCGTCCCGCTGGGTCCACGTGAGCGGCGCGTAGCGGGTGCGGGCGGCAAGTTCCGCCTCCGCCTCCGCGAGGGCCGCGTCGATCTCGCGCTCTTCCTTGCCACAGGCGTCGCAAGCCATTGAGTCCTCCAGGGGCGAGGGGCCACGCGGCCCCCCGCCCGGTCTCGGAGTTAGCGGGTCCGCCGCCGGAACCACGCCGCGCCGACGAGCCCGCTGCCGAGCAGCAGGAGCGTGGCGGGCTCCGGCACCGGGTTGACGTTGACGATGTCGGCTTGGTTCGGGATGCCCGTGAACGCGCCGGTCACGGGATCGACGGTGAGGGTGCCGAGCATGATCTCCGTGTTCGCGAACGTCCAGCCGGTTCCCGGCAGTCCGTAGAAGCCGGTCAGGAAGTCATTCTTGGTGTCGGACCCCGCCCCGATGAAGAACCCGCCGAGGTCACCCGCCGCGAGGCCCGGGGTATTCGGCGTACCGATGAACGTCCCCGAGAGCAGGACGACATCGTCGAGGCCGAGGAACGGCACGTCCCCCGTGATCGAGAAGCTTCCGCCGCCCGCCCACTGGTACGTCGGCCCCTCCGAGATGTTGGGGCCGGTCACGAAGTTGAGGAGGCAGTCCACGCAGGACAGGAGCAGCCCGCTGTTCTGGGGCGTCCCGACGCCCACGATGTCCACGAAAGCGATGCCGGTCCCGATCGCGGGCCCGCCCACGCCGTCGTAGGTCACGGTCCCGCCCGCGCCATTCGGGACCGTGTCGAACACGATCGCGGCGGCGGACGCGATGCCCGGGGCGCAGGCGAGCGCCAGGATGGTGAGGAGTGTGACGACGATCTTCATGCCAGACCTCTTGGTGATCGGTTCACTGCACGCGCATGACCGACGCCCTGGGCTCCGCCAGGGGTGCTGGACCCTCCAGGGGCGGGAGCGCGGGCCCCCGCCCCGTCACGGAATGTTAGCCGAGGAGCCGCGTCAGGCCGGTCTGCGCCGCCCATTCGGGCGCGGGGTTCAAGGACTTGAAGCTCCGGGTGAAGGCGTTGTGAAGACCCCACTTGGAGCGGGGCTCGCAGTCGGTGTAGCCGAGGTCGGTCGCGCGGAAGTACGCCGTGTCGATGTCGCCCAGGAGGCGGGACGGGATCACGCCCGTCGTCACCGCGTCGTAGACCGTCGCCTTCGCCTCGATGTCGGTCAATCCCGCCCAGCGCCACGCCTCGATGCGATCCTTGATGGACGCAACCTGCTTGTCGTACTCCCCGAAGTAGCGCGACAGCCGTTCGCGGAGGCCTGCCATCACGCCGTGCTTGTGCATGAGCCGGAAGACCGTGGTGTCGCCCATCATCGCCATGTTGTCGCAGATGGTCACGCGGCACCCGCCCACGCACTTCAACGCCATCGACTTGTCGTTCCCGTGGCGGAAGCCGAGCGCGAGCGTGGTGCCCTCGCCCGCCGACGCGCCGCCGTTGTGGAGATCGAGCGTTCCGAAGAGCTTCTGCCCGTGCGACTGCACGGCGTACTGCTCGCGGAAGATGAAGAGGCCGCTCGCGTTGAGCCGGTCCTCCAGCATGTCCACCAAGTCCGCGTGCGGCACGGGGCGATGAGTGGGGGTGGAGAGCGGCGTCTCGATCCCGCGTAGCTGCTGGCGGGTGACGCGCGTGGACTTCTTGCTGAGGAGCGTGGCGGTCGCGTCAGGCATTGGTCGTCTCCTTCTGGGCCGCGCGTTCGATGCGCGCGGCCTGTCCAAGTTCTCCGCCCGTCATGCGGCCCATCAACACCAGCCACGTGGCGCGGGCGGCGGTGTACTGCGCGGCATGCCCGGGGCGCTGGCGCAACTCCGGGTACTTCTCTCGCTGCTTCGCGTAGGCGTCATGCTCCGCCTTCGCGTCGAGGTACGCGCGGACCTTCCGGCTGATCGTGTCCATGTATCTAGGATACCACACGTGTCAACCGCGCCGCCGCGACGGCGACGTGGGACGGGGCACCGGAGGGAAGTAGCGGCGCGCCGCCTGCGGCACCTGGGCGAGGAACATCTGCGTGGCCTGGGCGCGCGGCTTCGCCTTCGCCCGCACCCGCCGCGCGCGCCGCATCGCCGGGGGCGGGGGCGGCACGTCGCGGGCCTCGTCCTCCGCCTCGCTCCAGTCCACGTCGTCCTCATCGTCGTCCCCGATCACGGGCGGACGCGGCACCCACCAGAGGTTGGAGACGAGGAGGCCCTCATGCTTGTGGTACGTCCCCGCCGTCCACACGCGCCCATCCCCGTGGAGCACCGCGAGGCGCTGTCCCGAGCCGACGATCTGGGACACCGCGTGCGGCGAGTGGAGCGTCGCCAACACCGCCATCACTCGCGTGTCGGACCAGGGCTCCGAGGGGTCCACGTACTCGCCCGCCGCGCGGATCGCGTCGAGCCCCCGCTCCCAGCCCGTCCAGTGGCCGTTGTGGAAGAGCACGGCGGGCGCGGCCCCGACCAGTCCGATCGGCGGGGCCTCCGTAAGTGGGAACGGGTGACTGAGCATCGGGGACGTGCCGCCCGCCGACGCCCACCGGAAGTGGACGACCTGGGGGAGCGGCAGGCGGTCGATGAGGCTCTGCGCGCTGGGCGCGTCGAGCCCCTTCACGTACTCGACGAGCCCATCCTTGGGGTTGATCCACGCGACGCCGATCCCGTCGGGGTTCGCGGCGTCCATGGCCTGCGTCTCGGCCCAGCGGAGCGTGCGGGTCTGGCAGATCGCGATGACGCACATTAGGCGAGGCCCTCGACCACTTCCTCGATGTCCAGCTTCCGGTTCTGGGAGAGGTAGTCCTCGTAGATCGAGAGCAGTTCCTGCACCGCGCTCACCGCGACGTGGGGGTGCTTGAACATCGGCAGGACGCGCGCCTCGATCGTGGTGTGGAGCGAAAGGCAGAAGTTCAGGTGCGCGTACCGGGCCGAGGTCTTGATCCGCGTCGCGACCTGGGCGTCGGGCACGAACGTCTTCCGGCAGTACGGGTTCCCGCCGTCCAGGCGGTGCCAGAACGAGTGGTGCGCCTTGATGTTGGTCCGCGTGCCCCACGCCTTCAGGCGCTCGATGAAGAACGCGTAGAACTTGTCGTCCATGAGGAGCGCGTAGTCCGCGATCCGCTTGAAGGACACGTGGACGTGGAGGCCGCACGTCGCGTTGACCACCTGGGGGTAGGCGGTCACGATCCAGTCGGACACCGCCTGCCAGTTGTCGAGCGGGGTCTGCACGACGGCCTCGCCCACGTAGGCGGCGGCGACGCGCACGCTGCCGTCGCCGTGCCACTCGATGTTGCGGGCGGCGTCCACGCGCCCGAAGGGCCGCTGGGTCCAGCCGCCCTCAAGTTCGATGCCCACCTTCGCGATCCGGTTGAATTCCATGGTCCGCGTCCTCCGGTTGGGGTTGGGGTTCGTCCTGTCCATGTCTAGGATGATACCACTGATATCAGGAGGCTGTCAACCCCCCGGCGGCGGGGGGCGAGGCGGCGAGGCGGCGGCGCTTCGCGGCCACGGTCAGGATGGCGTTGAGGACGATGGCGTCCACCAGGAGGAGCGCCTTCGACTTGGGGGTGGTGATCCTGAAGGACGCCGCGCCCTTGAGCAGGGCCCGCCGTGCGGCCTTCACCAGGGACTGGGTCTGCTTCAGCGACACGGTGGCGGTCGGCAGACGGTGGGCCATGAGGGCGCGCGCGGCCCACAGGCACTCCGAGGCAAAGTCCCGTTCGGCCCCGATCGCGCCCGCGAGGGCGGCGCGGTCCACGTTGACGCCCGTGGTGATGAGCCACGCGAACCGGGTGCCCCCGGTGCGGGTGTGAACGATCGCCCCGTTGGGCGGGACGGGCTGGCTGAGTCGCTTCATAGTCGGGCCTCCTTGGGTTGGGGTGGTGATCGCGTCCATACCGTGATGATACACCCGGTATCCCACATGTCAAGCAGGAAAAACAAGAGCCATTTGGCGGGCCTTTTGGCTCGAAACCTTGACAGGCGCGATATCCCAGGTATACTCCTCAGTGGCCGCAACCCGCGAGGGGCGAGCCACAGGAGGGTTCACATGCCGACCGCGCAGCCGAAGATCGCTACGCGGCGTAGGGGCGCTGCTCCCACCACGCCACCGGGGCCCACGCCCCAGCGGCCCTTTGTCTTCACCTACCGTTGCCCAGCGGGGCTGATCGCCCGGTTGAACGAGGCCCGCTTCGCGTTGAGGGAGTCGAGCCGCACCGCGCTCGTTTCCAAGGCCATCGCGGAGTACCTCGACCGGCGGGGGATCACCGTCGCCAGTTGAAGGAGCCATGAGCTTCGCGGAGAAAGTCCAGCAGACCGTCGAGACGTGGCACGCCTCGTCGCTCGCCGCCTACACGCGGTGCGGCGAGGCGTACCGCCGGAAGTACGTCGAGCGGGACCACACGCCCGCGACCACGCCCCAGATTCGCGGGGGCGCGGTCCATCGGGCGATCGGCACGGGGCTCATCGAGCAGCAGCGCATCCAGGCTCCCGCGCCCATCGAACTGTACGAGGATGTCGCGGCCAGCCAGATCGACCTCGCACGGCGAGCGGGCGCGACGCTGACCAAGGAGGAGATGACGATCGGCGTCAGCAAGGTCTTTGGCACGCTCAAAGATCACGCGGTCGCTTACGCGGGCGGCTACGCCACGGGCGTCGCCTCCCAGATCACGCCCCTCGCCGTCGAGCGCACCGTGACGATCACGGGGCTCATTCCCGAGGTGAATCTCAAAGGCACCATCGACCTCGTAGACGCGACGCCCATGGAGTCGGTGGGCGAGACGATCCGCGACGTGAAAACCTCCGAGCGCACGCCGCCCGACCACGTGGCGGACACCTCCGACCAACTGACGATGTACAGCCTCTTCCGGCAGGCCGAGAAGCCGCACGACGATCCGCGTCCCGTGAGCCTCGACTACTTGATCCGGCGCAAGAGCGGCGCGATCGAGCACAAGCGGTTCAACTCCGTGCGGGGCCCCGCCGACTACGCGACGCTCATGCGCCGCATCCAGAATGCGTCGAAGGGACTGCGCGCCGGGATTTTCCTCCACTCCAATCCCAACACCGACTGGTGGTGCAGCGAGAAACAGTGCCCCTACTGGGCCACCTGCCCCTACGTCACCCCATGAGAGGAGCCCGCATGGCATCGCGATCGAACACGACCGGCTTCCAGCCGCCGCCGCCGCCGCCCGAGGGCCCGCCCAACGGCGAGGCGCTGGTCACGCGCGGCGGTGCGATTGACCCCGACCTCCTGATGGCGGCGGTCAGCACGGCCCGCCGCTACCCGCGCGACGAGGCGCTCATCTTCGCCAACCTCCAGAGCGCGCTCGACCGCTACCCGCAGTACTCCGACCGCATGCTCTACTCCATCCCCTACCAGGACCGGCGCACGAACCGCACCGTGCGCGTCGAGGGCCTGTCCATCCGCGCCGCCGAGACGCTCCGCGCCGAGTGGGGCCACATCCTGGCGAGCGTGTTCTACACCAATGAAGACGAGCACGGGTGGGACTTGGTCGCGCGCGTGGGCGACATGGAGAAGAACAACTGGGACCAGACGACCGGCAAGGCGTCGAAGTACGAGAAGACCCGCGAGGGCCGCATCGTGCTCCTCGACGAGCGCCGCCAGTTGCAGGTGCTGGGCGCGGCGGCGGCGAAGCTGAAGCGCAACGTGGTGCTCAGTGTGCTGCCGCTCCACCTCCGCGCCTTTTTCGAGACGGAGGTGCGGAAGAAGATCGCGGGGGGCGATCTGAACCAGCCCGCCGCGCCCGACCGCATCGACCGGGCCGTCGAGCGGTTCCAGAAGGAGCACGGCGTCTCCGCCGCCCAGCTAGAGGCCTACATCGAGAAGCCCCGGTCCCAGTGGGTGGGGGGCGACATCGCGACGCTCCAGGCGCTCCATGACGCCCTGCGTGACGGGGAGGCGACGGTCGCGGAGGCATTCGGCCCCGATTCCCCGGCTGGCGCAAGTGGGGAGGTTCGTAGCTCTCCCCCAACGGGTCAGGCGGTCGTCCTCGACGCCCGCGATGGACAACTCAAAGAATCCGCGCCGTTACCGCCGACACCCCCGACGGCTCCGCCCGTGCCGTCCGTTCCGTCCCCGCCGAGTTCCATTCCCGCCGAGCCAAGTGGCTGGGGGCAGAAACCGACACAACCGACAGAACCCCCCGCCGCGCCGAAGAAGAAGCGCGCCGTGCCCTACGTCGAGCCCGCCCAGGTGACCATGCCCGAGCCCCAGCCTGTGACGCCCGTGACGCCCGTGACGAACGGGGACGACATGACCCTCCGCCTCCGCCTCTCGACGGAGATCGCGGGGGCCTCGACGCCCGAGGCCTGCGATGCCATCCTGGGGCGCATCTATCTGGACACGACCGTGCCGCGCGAGGTGAAACGCGATGCGTTGGGGTGGATCAGTGAGCGCCGAGACGCGCTCCAGTCCGCCCAGCCGTAGACTTCCCGCGACATCTTTGGTATAACGCGAAGTGGCGGGTGGGGGTCGCGCCCCCCTCGCCGGATTCCCGTGCCCCTACACGGGATACCCGGGCCCGCCACTTTCACTGAGGGATAGGGGGCCCGCCGATGCCGTTGTCCATGGCCGAGTTTCTGTCCCGCCTCCAGGGCGTCACGCCACGCGGGGACGGAGCCTGGATGGCCCAGTGCCCCGCCCACGACGACCGCCGCCAGAGTCTCAGCGTGAAGGTCGGGCGCACGCAGCCCATCGTCGCCTACTGCCACGCGGGCTGCTCGAAACACACGATCCTCGATGTCCTGCGCCTGACCCTGGCCGACATCAGTGTCGAGCGGTCCACCAACGGGCCCCGCCCGCGCGCCCCGCGCGCCCCACGACGGCCCGCGCCTGACGCGCGGATCGAGGTCGCGTGCTACGACTACCGCGATCCTGGGGGCACGCTCCGCTATCAGGTGGTGCGCTACGAGCCGAAGGACTTTCGCCAGCGCCGTCCTGACCCTGACCATCCAGGCGCGTGGGTCTGGAACATGGACGGCGTCACGCGCGTGCCCTACCGCCTCGACGAGATCGTGGGCTTCTGCCGCATGGGCCGCACCACGGTGGTGATCGTCGAGGGCGAGAAGGACGCCGACGCCCTGTGGGACATCGGCCAGCCCGCGACCACGAACGTGGGTGGCGCGGGGAAGTGGACGATCGCCTACGCGCGCATGCTCAAGCTCGCGGGCGTCACCGAGGTGCTGGTGGTGCCCGACAACGACGAGCCAGGGCGTGCCCACGCGGCCCAGGTGATCGCGACGTGCCGCACCGAGGGGCTGGTGGCCCGCCTGCTCATCCTCGACGGCCTGGAGGAGCACGGAGACGCCTCCGACTTCCTCGCCGCCCAGGGGGCTCCCGCGTTCGCCGCCGCCATGGTCGCGGCCCGCACCTACACGCCCCTCACCACCGTGCGCGAGGTGTACGCCAAGTGGCTGGGCCCCGAGTACGACCTGACGGTGCTGGAGGTGATGCTGGCCGCGACGGCGGCGCACTGGCTCGACGGGGAGCCGTGCTGGCTGATGCTGGTCGGCGGGCCCGGGGCGGCAAAGACGGAGTCGATGCAGGCGATCGAGGGAGCCGGTGGCCGCGTCATCTCGCAGATCGCGTCGGTGGCCGCGCTCCTGTCGGGCACCCCCCGTCGGGACCGGGCATCGGACGCGACCGGCGGACTCCTCCGCGAGATCGGGGACAGCGGCATCCTCCTCATCAAGGACTTCACGTCGATCTTGGAGATGCACTCGACGACGCGGGCGGAGGTGCTGTCGGCGTTCCGCGAGATTCACGACGGACGCTGGTCCCGGCAGGTGGGAGCCGAGGGCGGGCGACGGATCGACTGGGCGGGCCGTCTGACGATCGTCGCGGCCTGCACGACCGCGTGGGACAAGGCGCACGGCGTCATCGCCACGATGGGGGATCGGTTCCTGATCGTCCGGTTCGACTCCCGCCACGGGCGGCACGCCGCCTTCGTCCAGGCGCACCTGAACAACGGGAAAGAGCGGCAGATGCGGCAGGAACTGGCCCAGGCCGTGAGCCGCACCCTGGCGTCGCTCGACGGGACGCGGATCGAGCCCCTGGCCCCCGACGACGTGGAGCGCCTCTTTGAATTGGCGAACCTGACCACGTTGATCCGGACGGCGGTCGATGTGGACTACCGCCTCGACGTGATCGAGGCCAACGCCCCCGAGATGCCGACGCGGCTGGGCAAGCAGTTGTGTCAACTCGTCCGGGGGGGGATGGCCCTAGGGCTGACCCGCGAGACGGCCCTGGGGCTGGCCGCACGGGCGGCGAAGGACTCGATGCCCCCCCTCCGGTGGCGTGTCCTCCACGACGTGTCGCTACACCCTGACACGAAGGTGTCAGACGTGCGGAGACGGCTAGGAAGCCCCCACAACACCATCAAACGGACCCTCGACGCCCTCATGGTGCTGGGACTCGTCATCACGCACGGGGACGAGGACGAGACGACCTACGCCGTGAAAACCGAAGTGGTGACAGGCATTTCCATGGTTTCCATGGAGGCCAGTGAGCCATGGACCCAGTGGTGAGTGGGATGGCCCGCGTTTCCACTCATACCATCGGCAGGCACTACGGTGTGCAGACACGTACACCTCCCATGTGTTTGGTGTCTATCGTGTCTCTTTCTTTCTAGTAAATCTAAAAATGGTATTAGTGGAAACGGAGGACACGTTGCGCGACACGGTGACGGCAGGGGCGGACCTCGCATTGGCCGAGAGCTATCGGGACTGGTGGACGCTCTGCGAGGACGAGCGGCAGGGCCGTCTGCCGTCGCATGCCGAGTGTCAGGCGGTGCTCCGTGCGATCCGGCAGGCGGAGCGGCTCGTGCGGAACCCCGACTTCGTGTACGAAGTGGCGAAGGGCCGCTGGTGGACCGAGACGGGGAGGGAGCCATGAGCGACCGCATCGTGGGCCGCGCCGTGCCGGTGGCGGGCCCGTCCTTCGTGCCCGACCACGAACGCCGCGCCGCCCCGCGCCGCTGGACCGTGAAGGTCACCCGCCGGGGCCGCGTGCTCCGCCTCACGCTCACCGCGCCGTCGGTCACGCTCGCGTCCCTCTCCGAGCGGCAACTGGAGGCGGCGGCGTGGGCCTACGTGCGGAGCCAGCGATGAAGGGGCGCGCCTATGACATTCCGAGCGAGCATCTTGCGTTGCACTTCTGGGGCGTGTCTCGGCGGACCCGGCTCTCCTGGTGGCGGCGCTGGCGCTGGTATCTCCCGTGGGTATGAGGGATGGGCTCTACCAAGTGACGACGCCGTCCCTGTGTGCGGGATTTCTGGTGGAACGGGGGCGCGTGACGCTCTGTGCGCCGATCCTCCGCAAGAAGCTGGCGTACTGGATGACGGTCGCCCAGTGGATCGCTCGATGACCCCCGAGGTGACGGCATGCGAGTTCTGCGGCAAGGGACCGACGTGTCCGTGGTGCCGACGCTGCTACGACCGATGGTGTAACTCAGGCTGCGTGTTCTGCGTTGGTGGCCCGCGATGACGCGCCCGGTGGACCCGGAGCGCAAGGCCCAAGCATGGCGGGCGCGGAACGAGACGCCCCCCGAGGGGACGGCGGCGGATCGTGCGCTCGCGCAGGCCATCGTTCGGGACGGCTGTGGATACTGCGGCCGGTCTACCGAGTGTCAGCTATGCGAGCACACTATCGCCACCGCCCTCGCGACCGCGCGGGCGGAAGGCAGAGCGGCGTGGGTGGAACTAGAGGACTGCCGTAGCTATGTCGCCGAGATCGCGCAGGGAGTAAGTCACTATCCGCATGACGACGGTGAGCCCTGTGTGCGATGTGAGCATGACACGCTCCAGGCTCGCGTGGCGGCGCTGGAGGCGGCGCTGCGGGCACTGGTGACGACCTACGAGTCGCTGTTCGACAACGATCCTCGCGGGAACGCGGTCAAGTTTGAAGACGCGCTCGCTGTTGCCAAGGCTCTCGCCCCCGACGCGGGAGGGACGGCATGACTGAGGGCACGGCGGCAGATCGGGCGTGCGGAGAGTGGGGAAAGTACGGCACGTGGTGCGGCGTCCATCAGGCGGATCGCGTCCCGCGCTGTGTCGTCGCTGAGAACGCCCCCGTGGCCGTGCTGGAGCAAACGATCAGTGAACTGAGGGACAGCGCGAAGTTTCTCACCGATGGGATTGACGAACTCATCCGAGAGCGCGACGAGCACGAACGCCAGTGCGATGCGGCGCAGGCCCGCGTGGCGACGCTGGAGTCGGCGCTGCGGCAGGCTCTGAGGGATGGGTTTCAGAGTATCCAGTCGGTGAACAATGCAACGGGGTTGACCATGCTCGCAGTGCCTGGGGACTACCTCGCTAAGATGCAAGCGGCCCTCGCCCCCGACGCGGGCGGCGTGTGAGGCACCCGCCTGATCTCTACGCCGTCCTCGCGCTCGATCTCGGCACCTTCACGGGCTGGGCGCTCCGCGTCGAGGGGCGGCTCGAAAGCGGCGTGCAGGAGTTCGCGGTCAAGCGCGGGGAGTCGCCTGGAATGCGCTACGTCGCGTTCAATCGCTGGCTCCGCGAAATAGCAACCCCGCTCCTCGATGTCGCCGCTGACGGACGGCTCGCGCTCATCGCCTACGAGGCCGCGCATCATCGCGGGGGCGCGGCGACGGAGATCGCGAACGGCTTCACGACCCGGGTGCAGGAGCACTGCGCGCGGTGGCAGTTCAACCACGTCTCCGTCCACTCCGCCACGCTGAAGAAGTGGGTATCGGGCAACGGGCGCGCCAGCAAGGACGCCATCGCGGAGGCCGTGCAGCGGCGCGGGTGGCTCCCTGCGGGCTCGCATGCCTCCGCGCTCACCGACGACGAACTCGACGCGATCGGCCTCTTGCACTACGTCGAGGCCGAGGTGTTGGGACCGAAGTGATCGCGTGGCAGCGCCAGATCCGCGACGCCCGCGCGCGCCTCGCCCTCGATCACGACCTGTTCGGCGCGTACTGGACGCACTGCGACCTCACGCTGAAGCGGAGTCAGGTGCGCGCGATCGACCGCGCGACGGCGGCGTCGATGATCCTGCCCTACGAGTGGCTGGGCACGATGCCGACGGTCACGCACGCGCACTACGGGGTATTCTTTTCCGGCGTGCTGGGCGGCGCGATCGTGTTCGGGCCTGACCCGGCGGAGAACCTGGGCGTGTGGGACCGCTACGGGTGGGGCGGCGGACGCTTGTGGCTCCTCGCACGCGGCGCGTGCGCGCACTGGACGCCGACCGGCTCCGCGTCCCGGCTGATCCGCCGCGCGATGCGCCTCCTGCCCCCCACGGTCGAAGTCATCACGGCGCTCGTCGATCCCGCTGCTGGGGAGATCGGCACGATCTATCAGGCGTGCGGCTTCGACTACGTCGGGGTCATGGGCCACGGGCGCTACGAGGCCCGCACCACGAATGGCACGACCGTCTCCGAGCGCCAACTGCGCCGCGAGGACGCGGACACCATCACGAAGCTCGCCCGCCTCGACACGCCCGTCACGGCGTCCTACGTCCCCTCGCGCGCTCGCTACTTCGCGTTTCGCGGCCCGTCCGCGCGGCACCATCGCGCGCGGCTGGCCTCGCGGTTTCAGCCCTATCCGAAACGGAGGCGATGATGGGTCCACCGCGCCAGGGCAACCTGTTCTTCGACGGCGACACCTACGACCCGGGACAGGATCGCGAGCGGCTCGCCAGTCAACTGCTCGCCGTCCGCACGGTGATGGCGGATGGCGCGTGGCACACGCTCCACCAGATCGCGGACAAGACCGGAGCGCCCGAGGCGAGCGTGAGCGCGCGGCTTCGCGATCTCCGCAAGGATCGGTTCGGCGCATGGTGCGTGGATCGCCAGCGCGTCACCGACGGGCGGGGCCTCTACCGCTACCGGCTCCGCGCGCCCGAGGCGCGGGACGCGCTATGACCTTCGACGCGAATGCCTGGGCCGTCGAGAAGTCCGTGAACTGCCAGCACCCGAAGGTGGTCTGTCTCCCGTGCGCGATGGCGCTCGCCCAGGGGAGCTACGTCGAGGGGCAGGGCGTCCAGCTAGAGCGGGTGCGGGCGATCATCACGGCCCTGGGGGCGGAGCGGAACACGCCCTCGACGCGGTTCATCATCGACGCGGTGCTCCAGGCGCTCCGGTGACCCGCTGGCTCCAAGCGACGCGCGCGGAGCGTCTCGCGGGCGCGATCGCGGCGGTCCTCCTGATCCTCCTGGCCCTCGCCTTCTGGCTCCTCTGAGCCATAAGTGCGCGAAACAATAGGGGTCCACTGGGCCCTTATTTCCCGCTTGACACGCCAGGTATCCGTGATACCTTGGTGGCATGCAGTCAACGCTGACCCCGAAGGAGACGACGATGCCCAAGATCACGGTGACCCTCAACGGCAAGGCGTTCTCGCGGCGGACGGCCCGCCCGTACCGCTTCGCCATCATCGGGCGGATGGTGCTGGACACCCAGGTGAAGGTCGCGGAGGGCGCGGATGCCAACCGCGTCGAGCGGCTCCGCGCGCGCGGCTACCTCGACCTCCACGTGCTGGGCTGGACCCAGGTGGACCCGTCGAAGATGGTGGCGAAGTTCCAGAAGGAGATGGTCCGCCGCTGGGACTACACCGTGAAGCCGTTCGCCAAGCTGGTGGACGTGGGCCCGACCTACCAGGACGTGGCGGTGGTGCCCGTGGGCGGGAGCTTCCCCGCCCTGGGAGCCTAGCGTCATGCCCGTCTACGGCCAGCACCAGACCTCTGTCGGCCCCCGCTGGCGTCCCTACCACTTCGCGGTCACGGCCCCCGACCTCGCCCTGGCCGTCCGCACCCAGTCCGTCCCCCGCGTCCGCACCGCCTGTGGCCGTCTCCTGTACCGGGGCCGCTACACCCGCGATCCCGTCCTCACCTCCTGCCAGCCCTGTCGCAGGGCGCTCGCGCGGCGGGAGCCTGATATCAAAGACACCTCCGTCTGACCGACCCCTGACCTCCCGGGCCAAGGGCGCGAAATCATTGCGCCCGATCCCCATTCTGGGGACACTCTAGCCCCGTGGCTCCCGTGGTGTCGGCGTCGCGGGCGAACTCCCTCGCCAACCTGCGCCCCTGGCAACCCGAGGACCGCACCTATCGCGGCAACCCCAAGCGGAACCCCCTCCGCCACTACATCCGCCAGCAGACCCTCGATGGCCGCGAGATGGCCGACTTCATGCTGGGCGTCCTGCGCGGCGAGCCGATCCTGAAGTCCCGCCTCGCCAAGCGCGACCGCATCCCCAGCCTGAAGGCCCGGATGTACGCCGCCGAGTGGCTGGCCGACCGCGCGTTCGGACGCCCCAAGGAGTCCGTCGAGATCACGGAGGGCGACGGCACCCGCGCCGAGCGGCGGACCCTGATCGCGGCGATGTCCCCAGAGGACCGGGAAGCCCTCATGGCGCTCCTCCGCCGCGCGATCGAGGCCCAGACCCCCGCCCCGCCCCCTGCGGGGCTCCTGGGGGGCTCCTAGGCCCGCATGCTCGATCTGGCGGCGCTGGCCGAGGGCCCCGAGACGGCAGAGGCGCTCCTCGACGAGGTGGAGGCCATCCACCGCGCCGCGCTGTACCGGGCGGACCCCTGGGCGTGGCTGTCGGACTGCGTCACGACCGTGGACGAATTGGATGCAGCCAATCCCATCAAGGCCTTTCCGGTGGCCGTCTGCCGCCCGTGCGCGCGGTACGTGGGCGGGGGAGTGTCCCAGTGCCCGACCTGTACCGGGTCGCTGGCCCCCCTCACGTACCTGCGCGATCTCGCGCGACAGGTGGCCGCTGGGGTGCCGCCGCTCCTCCTGGTGCCGAAGGCCCGCCGGATGCGGATGACGTGGTGCTTCGTCGCGGTCCACGTCTGGTTGGCCTTGCAGCGCCCCCACGCCAACGTGTTCTTCGTCTCGTCCAAGGAAGAGAAGTCCGCTGAACTCGTCGAGCGCGCCCACGGCATCCTGCTCCGTCTCCCCGTCGAGGGCGGCGGGGGCGCGCTCGTCGAGCGGAAGAACGGCCCCCCGTCCCTCCGCCTCGACAACGGGGCCCTCATCATGGGGGTGGCCGAGGGCGCGGACCAACTCCGCCAGTACACCGCGACCGCGATCCTGGCCGACGAGTTCGGGACGTGGCAGTGGCCGCGTCAGGCCTTCTCCGCGATGCGCCCGTGCATCGACGGCGGGGGCCGACTCACGCTCCTGTCCTCCGCGTGGCCTGGAACCTGGGCGGAGATGATCCGGGGGGAGTTCCTGGGATGAGTCACACCCAGTGGCACCGAGTCGTACCGAGTCGTACCGGGGGAATCGCCGGGATCGCCATCCTCACGTTGGTCGCGTGCTCCCACGGGGACGGCACGCCGGTCACGGGGGCCTCGCGGCCCGTCGCGGTGGCCCAGGCGGCTCCGGTGAAGGCCGCGCCGCCTGCGGCCCCGGCTCCGCCGCCTGGAGTTTCGCCACGATCGTCACCATCGTCACCCTGCCCGACGGGCATGGCGCTCGCGGGGCCGACCGCGCCCGGTCAGTGCCTGCCGGTCGCGCCCGACACCGTGCCCGACCCCGTGGACGACGGGGGCGCGCCCTACCCCGACGCGAGCGGCCACTGTCCGACGGGCTACGCGACGACCGCGACGGTGAAGTACTGCGTGCGGACGAGCTAGGTGGAGCCCTCGCTGGCGCGGAACGTGTTCACCCGGTCCCCGACCGCGATCGCGCCGTCGGAGGAGGCCCTCGACCCCGAGACGCTCGACCGGCTCCGCGCGTCGCTGGGGCCGCAGTCCCTCAACGCGGCCCCGACGCTGGCGACCGCGACGTTTCCAGAAACACCACCCCAACGGCAAGTGACCCCGACGGCGACCCGCTACCCCCCCGAGATCGCGGCGCTCTACCCCCAGTGGACGACGAGCGAGGAGTATGCGACGGGCGCGCCCGACACGCGCCTCGCGCCGCGCGAGCACGTGGCCCAGGTGGCCGACGTGGTGGGGCAGGCGCAGCCCTTTGAGGCCGCTGCCGTGGGCGCGCCAGGGCTCTTGCGGGCGCTCGTCTCGACGGCGGAGCCCGCCCGGGGCACGCTCGCGGACCTCCCCAACCAGATGGGGATCGCGCGGGTGCCGACGAAGTCGGTGGAGGGCGCGAAGGTGACGCGCGCGATCGAGCGCCCCGACACGCGCCGCATGCGGAAGCTCTACGAGGAGGGCGTGAAGCTGGGCGGCAACATCTGGTATCACGGGTTCGGGGACACCATCAAGCGCATCCACGGCGACGAGGCGCGCACCTACGCGGGGGTCGTCGCGGCGCTCTCACCGCTCCGCGAGGCGGGCGCGCTCACCGAGAAGGCCGCGAAGCGTCTCGGCTCCGGGGCCGCGTCGAAGCTCTCCGAGATTCACGCGGGCGACATCCACATGGGGTCCAACCTGCTCTACGCGGACAAGGTGTGGGACGCCTACAAGCGGGGCGGCATCCCCGAGGTGGAGCGCACGCTGGGGGCGCTGCTCACCGACCAGGGCGTGCCGACGGCGCTCGCGAAGGCCCTGGAGGCGCGAGGCGAGTCGCATCTCGGCATCGGCGTGATGGAGTCGGCGCGGAACAACGTGTTGCGGGCGCTCCACGGCCAGGAACTGAGCGGCGAGAAGATCAAGAACTTCCGCGAGGCCCTCCTGGGCAACCCCGACGCCGTCGTCCTCGACACGTGGATGAAGAAGATTTTCTACCCGCTCCAGAAAGACCCCTACGTGCCGACGAAGGGCTACGACGTGCGCGAGCTAGAGGGGCTCCCGATGAAGGACGTGGCCGCGCCGCCGTGGAAACCGGGCACGTCGCCCGTGCTGGGGCCGAAGCAGACGAAGGGCTACGCGGAGACGGGGAAGCTGAAGACGGCGGAGTACGGCGACTTCAATCCGACGCAGTACGCCGAGGTGTCGGACCTGATCGGGAAGTTCGCGGCATCGCGGGGCGTGTCGAAGGCGGACGTGCAGGCGGCGCTCTGGGTGGCGCAGAAGTACCTGGAGCAGGGCGAGGCGGCGCTGACGGGCTCGATGCCCTTCGTGGACTCGCTGAAGATCGTGAAGCACCACCTGGGCAAGGACTTGAGTGCGTTCGACCCGAGGGTGGCGACGGCGCTGGCGATGGCGGGTGTGGTGCTCGCGTCGGGCGTGATCGGCGGGCCCGGTGGGGGCGAGGCCGAGGCGGCGGAACCGGCGGGCGCGCTGACGGGCGGGCGGCAGCGGATGGAGCCGTAGATGGAATCAGGCGGCGGGAGCAACGGAGCCGGGACGAGCGACCGGGACCGGGGCGAAGGCTTCAGCGGGGCCGACACCGATCGCGGGTTCGGCGGACGCGGCACCCCGGGCGGCGCGCCAGCGGTCGGGGACTTTTCTCCGGGGTTCGGGAGCGCCTACGACCGGGCGGTGGCGCAGGCCCGCGAGGCCGCTGCCGCGCAGTCCCAGAGTTTCGGGATCGACGACGACCTCGCGGACGAGGCGGCGGGGCTGGGGATCGGCGGGGCCTACGGCGGGGGCGGACTGATCGGGCGGGCGGATCGGAGCG